CCGATATGAGTCAAATTATCGATATTCTGTAGTACTGACAATCTCAACCTCTCGCAACAGTCACTGTATTTAACAATGGTGGTCCAGTTAAGAAGCCAAATTGAAAATCATCAGCCACCGCTTCCATCATAATCATATGTGGAACCGCTGGTTGATAATATTGTGAGCTTAATGTAGTTGACACTGCAGTAGGTAAAGGAATTTTGCCAAGAAAGAACATAATAGTCAATGTTCTATTCATTTTAAGAGCAACCAAACAAGCTTTAGAAGAATCTCTCATACTAAGGAAAGGCGCTTTTGTTACAATTCCAGATGGTGTAGGAATCATCATGAAAGGAGAGTAATATGGAATTTCCACTTCCAAGTTAGGATTAATGTCACAAGAAGCAGCTACACAACCTTCAGACAAATATGCCATCCATTTCCTTCCATTATAAGCATTCACTGCATATCTACGTTGATCGACTCCTGGACCAACAGACACAGGGAAGATGGGTAAAAGTTTTGCTCGAGGAGCAAAAATAATATCATCATTAAACACATCATTAGTTGTAGTAGTAATTTCTGTTGGAATACCAGGACAAGCAAAAGCTGTAGTATTTGGTTGAGTTCCCATTAGAAATTTTGCTCGCACACCCCCTCGTTGATAACGATAAATGCATCCAAAATACGAAAGAAAAGTCCAACATGACATAGCTCTAAAAGCATCATTTGCAACTAAATCAGTCATCGTTGCATCCATTTTCTTATCTGCAAAAGGACTCGCACCCACAGAAAATGTAATGTATGGTAAAACTGATGTAGCAGCAGAATTAGCAGGCACAGTTGAAGTTGTAAGAGGAAATCCTTTGATATAATAAGCCGCACTATATCTCTTTAAGACTTGTCTCAAGTTAGTAATCTTTTCTCCAAAATTATATTGAGCAGCAAATCCAGGTCTTCTTTTCGACACCCACAATGGATTAGGCATTGTTTCAATACGTGAATTTTGAACAGGGACAGGAACTTGATTCAAGACTTTGTCCTTATTTTCCTTCTTCTTATCATCTGTCATGTTTACTGACTTCAGTCTACCCGATTGTGATGTACAATGAGTACTCTTAATCTCCTTCTTCACATCCTCCACCGATAACTCACTCATATTCACCAGTACAGTATCTTCTTCTGTTGACTCAAAGATACCAGCATTGGCTCGTAATGTGGTTATAGTTGGAGTTGAAAATTGGTAATACGTGGGCTCATCATCAACTGTTCCAGCCTTCAACCCCTCATATTCCAATTGAGGCCATGACACCGTATTCCCATAATCTGTCCCAGTTATTGCTGATAATGTGGGCCAGAAAACCTCCAAATCATCATCAAAAGACATATATACGTTGATACTTGCTTTCTCTGTAGTGGTTTTCGTAGTTCTCAGCGGATTCAAAACAATTAACTTGATATTACCAATACTTGACTGATCAATACCACAATAATCCACTGAATCAGGTTGAGCGAAAAATGGAGTAGGCAATACTGGATATGGCGCATTGTAAGGAATAGTAAATTCTGATTCAGATGTACCAGTCAAATCATAGACTTGATTATACATCATATCAGCAATTTCTGTCAATGGTGTTATATCAGGAAGAAGAGTTTGAGATGGAACAAATATTGCCATTACTCTACCAGACATAAATTGATTTGCAACCAATTGAATTCTAATTCTAACACTTCCACAATAATACTTAAAAGCTCTAAGCATCCATCCAGCAGTTGTGTCTTGACCAGGAAATAGAGGCAAATCAGCAAGCACATAACCTGAACTACGATTCCCTTCCCATTCAACTCTATTCAACAAAGACCAAGTTTTCCCAATATATACAACATCCATCTCATCATCTTTCGTACCAAACAATTCATTACATGGTTCAATTGCACACTTAGGATCAACAACTAATTTCTCAATCGTATCTGATCCAACACCATATGACAAAGAATTTGCAACCACAGGAGTCACCCGTATATTTGCGCCAATATTATCAGGTTTAGACAACCCAACAGTACGCAACATACGAGAAGCTCCTGAAGCAACATCAGTAGCTGTTTCAACTATTTCTGTCATTGGGGCAACCAAACCATCAATAGTATCAGAAACAACTCCCATCTGTGCATACAATGGAACTGACAAAACAGGATCATCTAACCAGCCATAAATTGAAATAGAAACTGGAGTTGTTGTAGTCTGACCAGATATAAGTTTATTCAATACAAACACTTTAACTTGACCTAGAGATTGTGCTGCATTTTGTATAGCATCAACAGTTGCACCAGAATAAGTTGTTAGAGGATAATAAAGAAAAGGAGATATAAAAGGAATAACAAATTCCACAGTTTGATTAGTTGCAGGATCAATAATCAAACTTGGAAAACATAACAAAGATGCAATAGATTTTTCATTTAATTGCTGAATACTATTCATAGCAGAGCCAGGTGCCCAAACTACTAACAATCTACCAGCATGAAAACGTGTGGCGTTAAGCACCATACGTATTTTATAATTAGATCTAACAAATTTGAAAAATTTTATTTTACTAGATTTAAATTTGGTAGATTGAATAGCTGTTGGAATATCCACAGTTGCAACAAGTGCATCATTTTCATCTGTCTCTAGCCAGTTAAAATTTTTAATTAAACCAGGTCTAGAAAGCATTGATTTGATATCTTGAGAAGTTTTTGCTCCATCACCCTTTTCAGACCAACTCTTAACATACTCATCAAACGATTGCTGATGAGGTGTCACATTAACCACCTCAGCTTTAACAGAATCTGCAAACTGGGTAGTATTCACTTTCTCCACAACAATTTTATCATTTATTTCAGCCATACGTCACATTGAAGCCTGTTGTAATATGCATACTGTAGATTAACCCAGGCTCTCTCCACAGCAGTTTGACTAAAATACAAGTGTACACGTCACATACACAGGTTAGTATCACCTCTCATACTACACGAGTTTTCATACAGTCTAATAGACTGGCAAACACACACACTATTTACACTCTATATCTGACATTCCACACTCGCAATTGTTCAGCATATGACAATGCCATATGCTTGATTCCCACAATGCTCAAAGCAACATCAAATTTATTACGCCAATAATTATACACTTGCACTCCATGAAAATGCAATTCATACAAAGCATCATCCACATTCAAACATACTTGTTCCACAGGATCATTGCCCGTTCTTACCCAATTCACCATCTCCACGATATCTCCAACATCACGCAATGGAACATGCACACCATGTTTCTCAGACCATTGCCACTTCCTCTGCAAGAAAGTCACATTTCCTTGATCTTCATAAATCCCCAAAACAGCATTCTTCTGTGCTGGAGTCATCTTCATCCCTATCTTGGCCATCTCTTCTGCAAGAGACAACTGATTGAACCAAGAGACTTTTGGATGCACAGTTGCTATATTGTCATCTCCATACGAGCACAATGAAACACATCGCTTCATTTGCTCAGGACTCGCCATCAACGGATCCTCTCTTCTCGCCACTTGCGTAAAGCAATAGCGATAGAGTACAGAAACTAATATAGAATTGAGAATTGCTGTCATGGGTTCTCCAGATGGATGGGTTCTATTCATTTGCCACACATCATTATATATAATATAACGAGGTTCAGCAACACAAGCAAACAATGCCTCCATCTTATATGAACACTCAAGACCCAAAATTTCGTACACCTGCCTCACGACTGAAAACACAGACCACATCATTTGACTTGATATAGTCTTGTCAAAAGACTTGAAATCAAGTGCCATCCACTTTGAGCCATGAACCTTCATTGAAGATAAAAGCATTTCCCATTCCAGAGAATACACATCAATTCCAATTGCATGCTCCAATTGTTTCCGATGTTTCATAAATGCAGCAGCAAATCGCAAGAAATACTGCCGAAACCTAATCACATGAGCCACATTTGAAGCTGCAAACACCCGTGTCTTACCAGTTGCCACTTTCTCAAGAGAACGTCGTTCATCTTTCAGAGTACATACAAAATACACTTCAGGAATCTTCCGCTTATCAAGAGCTGAATCAATTTTACTCAATTCAGTTCTCAATAAGCCATTTCCCACCTGTGCATCTGGCAATTCTCCTTCAAATAAATGTCTCTTTCCCGATCCAGGTGACAACTTTGACAATGGGAATCCAGGAGAGGAACCCATATTCAGAGCATCAACAAACTCCGTTCCTGGAATTCCATTTATTGCCTCACTTTCTGTCAGCACACTCAAATCTTCATCTTTGATGTGAGTTGCAATCATCTCAGCAACACACCGTGTACACTCAGCCAACAAAACATTATCCATTGGAGTATTCTCATCAAAAGCTCCAGTCAATCCTTCAATCATAGGTGATATCCGTTTCCCGTTTACCACCAATGGCTTAAGACGGGCTGGAGCAGTCTTATGTACCGTCACCATATCATGAATTGGTGATTCACGAAGCATGGTTTTCACCATACCTGTCATCATCCATGATTGATTCAATACACCAATATGTTCATATGGAACCTCTCCCATCTGACATCTTGGTGTACATACATCACTCAATGGTATAGTGATATCTGGAGCTTCCAATTCACTAGCTTCATTGCATAGTTCATACACAACTTCACGAGTGACCAATGCTGAAAATCCCATATCATTCGTGCCTCCAGCAGTACCAGCTACATGTATTCCTACAATGCAACCATTAATGCCTTCATTTGCACATATGACAGGG